AATCGTGCCTGAGCGATAATGTTGACGAATAAATCGTCTAAAGTTGTGCTAGTTGTAGCAGCCATGTTTAGTTCTCCAAAACTTGATTAGGGTTAATTGGGTCAATTCGCCTTCTTCATGGCAGCGTAGGCTTCCCTACCGCCAGAGTTCCAGTTATCAACCATATCAGCCACCGAGACAGGCTTCGGAGTCAAGCCACCAGCATTCCCTATGCTCCCTGTTCCACCGCTAGAAGCGCGGACAAAGTGCGGATTAGCTGTTAAAAAGTCAGCAACTAGCTCATCTACTGTAAGCATATTGCCTCTTTCGTTATATCGCGGCGTTCCTTGAGGATCTAGCACTTCAACCCCGCCATCTTCAGCGAGTCGTACTTGGCCCTTTAGTAACTGCGATACTTGATCTGGGGATACTGCTTCATGCTTGCTGGCTGCGTTGAGTAGTGATCCATCGACCAGTGTCTCTTGCAGCTTCTGCTTATACGCCGTTATCTCCATATCTTTCTTTTCGACTGTCTGCTTCAGGATATTCTCAAAGTCGCCACGTTCTTTTTGGCGTTCCAGCTCCGCTTGCTCACGCTCCTGCATGATTTTGCGTGCTTCTTCTAGGTCTATCCCTTCGAGTTTCTTTTCCGCTTTCTTGCGTTCTCGCGCTATGCGATCTGCAACAATGCGGTCTAACTCGTCTTGCGTAAAAGTCTTTTGTTCCTGAATGGTTTCGGTCGTTTCAGTTTCGACACTTTCCATGATTTCTTCGCTCACGTAACGATTATCCTCTAATGAGTATTGCGGGAAGTTTAACCTATAAATTCAAGGTTAATCTAGTTTATTTCCTCATCGGCTTTTTCTTCTTCTTCTTGCCCGACTTCTTCTGTCCGTAATGGTTCGGCATCTTTCTTCTTCCTTTTGGCTTTGGGTTTTTCGATGGGCAGCAACTCATCAATCACTGCGTGCAATTCTGCGAAGTCTGTGCTCTCGCTGTCAGGCGCATTGGCTTCTAGCGGCTCGATTAGCTGCCTTATTGCCGGTGGTATTGGCCTTCTGGCACATAGGTTCCTAGCTCTATCTAATTCTTTGCTCATTCATCCTCCACAATTGGGAGCCAATGGTGACGGCAGTTATAGCCGCCTCTTACTATGAAAGGATCTCCCGGCGCTTTACCAGCCCACGATCCCTGCCATTTACTGTTAATTTCTTCCTCGGTAAACGTCTTGCCTACATTATTGCGGCAAAATTCACGGCTGTCACGTATCACATCACCGTAGTATTGGAATCTAGTTACACCCGCCTCGTTTGCCGTCGCCTTGGTAATGGATGCGCTATATTGCGCGAGGCTGTCATTAGCCATTTGAGTAGCATAACGGCGCATATTGTTGCCCAGCCTATCTCGGGCATAGATGCTGTGAAGTTTGTCTATTGCATCCTGCTGCCGTTGGCCTGTCGCGGTCTGCGCTACTTCTACTAATTGACGGGCTTCTTCGTCGTCTGCTTGCTGGTATACGCCGTTTATCTGCCCGCGTAGCTCTTTGATAAGGTCGTTTTTACTGCGCCCCGTTAGAGTAGATTGGTAGATGCCAGTCGCAAGGGTGTCTAACTGCTGATCGGCTATGGCCTGAAAGCCTTGGAAACTAAGCTGCTGCAAGGCTTGGATAGTCTCTGGTGCTACCCGTGTAAATGCGCCGTACTCAGACAACATTGCAAACTGGCTGTTAGCAACCTCGATATATTCGTCGATCAGGCTTTGCGCTTCTTGCAAGAAATCAACTTCGATTAACCTGCGGACCTCTTGCCTAGCCTGTAATGACCATTCAAGGTCAAACAGTTGTCCATCTCTATCGGGTGCGCTGTTTACGTAGGAGGCAATATTGCCCTCTAGCGTTTGCAATACGCCAGACAAGCGGCGTTGATGTTCGTCAGTTAGCCGCTCTAAGAAGTCGGCATAATCGTCATTAGCCGCCATTATTCAGCCTGTATCGGAAACTGTCCTATGACGCGGGTTTGTGCTTCGATCTCTTTGTGTGCTTCTGACAACTTCTCATCATCTAATACTAAGTCAGCGATCTGCTTATCAACTTCGCGCTGCATAGTGGTAGAAGGCACACCGCTGGCTCTGACTTGCTGCAAGAACACAAGTTCTTTCTCGTAATCGCGCAGATCAAAAGCGTCCGGGTAAAAAACTTCTACGTCAGGCGTGATTCCTAGCCAGTTGCAGAAATAACCCCATATGTGCTCCTCGGCAAGTTCAAGCAAATCGGCTTTTTCTGATAGCTTGGCGTTAAGCATCTGAAACTCGGTCTGCATTGCTACGCCTGATTGCGTTAGTGCTTCAGTGCCCCTAACCGCACCCATATGCGCCATCTTGTTAATGGCTTCAACCTTATCCTTGATTGCCTCTCGAATTGAATCGATATTTTGGCCGCTTGGTTGTAACAGGTAAGGGTTCAAGCCGGGGTCGCTGTCCTCAGACAAATTGATAACCGATCCTGCTCCCGCACTCGCGTCTGCGTCGTAGGTTTTAACCAACGAAGGGTGGTTGCTGATTCTTATAAGCTGCTCGATCTCACTTAGCTCTTGGTAGATTGCCTTTTGCATTAGTGCAACGTCGCTTAGATCACTTATACCAATCCCTCGTACAACGCTACGCGCTGCGGGCAGAAATGCCGCAGGGATCTTGCCTAGCGGATTGGGGATTTCTTCAATCTTAGTTTCTGCGTGACCGTCGTCTTTCCAAAACTCGATGGTGTCTTTTCGCCACAGCCTATAATAGCTAACCGTTGTGGTTGCGTCTTCCCTGTCAATAGATTCACGCAGTTTAAGATAGCAAAGCTCAAATCGGCCGCTGGGTGTGCGCTCATACTTCCAATCAAACACGTTTTCAGGCGTGAATAACGTCACATAAGGCCGAATATCTTGATCTAACTCTTCTGCGCGTGTCTTTGCATTGCTCTGCGGCTTATCGACCAAGATCCAGACATGACCATACACTGACGACCAGATCTGTGCTTGCTTCATGAAGCTGTTGAAGCTCATGCCATCGAGGTCAGCATCTTTAACAAATGAACCCAGCGCAGGGTTGTTAGTCAGGCCGTTAAAGTTGCGGACAGGTGGAACCCTCCACAGAAACGACGAATATATATGCACAATATTGCGACAGTGGTTATCAACAGGGGTCAATGCGACCCGTCTGCTATATTCGTCTTTTGATTCGTTGAGATATGCGGTCAGGTATGACCCGTTCTGATAATCCTCGCCCCCCAAGTATGAGCGAAGGTATAACTCCCACCGTTGCTCGTGTATGTCGTAGTCAGGGTGCTGATATTCTAAAAATCGCATTAAGTCCACCTCGTAGGCTGTGGCGTTTCATGCTCCTTGCGAATGGGGAACATATATTCGATTAGGTAGCCGAGTGCATCATTCATGTGATCAAACCCGTCATCCTTATTTGGCTGGCTGGTGCCTTCTTTGTACGTTTGACGCTCCAAGCTGTTAATTACGTTCTTGCAGTTTGGCGTAACAAATAACCGCCGTTCTTGCTGACTAGATAGCAGTCGGCTGTTGACACTGTTTATCCTATCACGTATTGCCGGATGCTTACTGCGTACTTTAACCCGAAACCCTGCGTTTTGTAATATGTTTAGGTCTGTGCGGCTACCGGCTGAGGTCTTGCGCTGAGCTGATGCCGGGTCAGGATATATCGTGATTGCGTTTGTTCTATACCTTTGCCTGATCTCATCCACCATTTCATCGGTGTTTGATCCATACATAACGATCTCGTCTATCGCGTGCAACGTGCCGCCATTCCTAACGCAGACAACTGCCGACATAGGATCAACGTTAAAGTCCATCCCGATATGTAATTCTTCGGCTGAGGCATTATATGCTTTGACTGACTGCTCGCGGCTGAACGCATAATAAATAATCCCGCTATAGTTGACGAATCGAGCCTCGTACTCCTGCTGAAATGTTCTTTCATCAAGGTCGTTTTTGGCTGCTTTTATCTCGTCAGGGTCAACGTTGCCGCCATCAATAGTCGTATACTGGAAGGCTTCCCATGATTCTTGGCCGTCTACACCCCTCGTCCATAGGTCGTAAAAGTGGTTTCTGCCTTTGGGCGTGCCAATGAATAATGCACTGCCGCGTCTGTCCGATAGCGATGGTCTCAGCACTTCATGCCACGCTTCAGGCCGCATATCAGCAAACTCGTCCAATACGCAAAAATCTAGTGCCCGTCCTCGCAGATTGTCAGGCTTTTCTGCGCCCTTGAGGGCTATGCTTGAGCCGTTACGCAAATCGATGCTTAACGCCGTTTCGTTTTTCTTGGTCATGTAGCCGTCAGGTATAGCGTCAACCAACATATTCCACGCTATTTCCTTAGCCGCTTTGTACGTTGGAGCGACATACCAACAATTCTGAGATTTACTTTGCAGCGCGTGCTTCAGCAGCTCATAGGTTGATAAAAAAGTTTTACCAAAGCGACGACCCGCCACAACGACCCTAAACCGCGAGTCATTAAAGAAGATGTCATCTTGGGGTTTGGTCAGCTTCATCGGCTCTCTGTATCACGATAGGCTGTAGATCAACAGGCTCTGACTCGGGCTGATCCCGCTGCCCTAACCAGTTCTTGCCAAGCCATACCAACATGGTCGTATTGCCATCCATTGCCGTCGTGTATTGCTTCCGTCTTAGGCTCATTTTGCCAGTGCTGGCCTTTTGCTTGAAATACTCCGCAAAACTGACCTCATGCTCGCGCTTGCAGGCTCTGTTAAGAGTGTCGTAACTGATGCCAAGAATCGACGCTTGCTCTTCACCTGTGCAGTGAATAGCGCACATCTGATCGACTTGCTCCCAGTCTATTTCTATCAGTGGTCTAGCCATTTTTTAACTGACAAACGTCTGTTTAATTATTAGCTCCTCGTGCTCGTATTCTTGGCTCGCAAGCTCTAATTGGTTCATCGCTTTGCGACTGCTTCCCACCCCGCCAAGATCTGCCCATACGCTAGACCCAAACCCAATACAGCCCACGACATCATCAGCAGTATTAGCAACGTGGAGCAGTATGTGAGTACGATTAGGCACTTCAAGCACTTCCCAGACATTTGGGCCGAATCTTGGCGAATTTCTCCTGCCAAGTCGATAGTAGCCCTCTGGTATACAAGATATAAACGGTTGGTTATCTTTCCAAGGTTTCTCGATAGTCCAAAAAACATGTTCCCCATAAACGGCTTTCCCCAAGGTTCGATCTGGCAATAACGCAAATCTAGTTATTTCAATCATCGGTAAATTTCTCTTCAAAACACAGCAAGTATATCCCATTTTATAATTATTATGTTTATGTCAAATATTCTGTTGACATTGATGATATGATCCTTAAAATAGATACCAAGAAAAACGGAGAAGAGCGATGACAGTTAAAGTTTACCAGTTCCACCTAACCCAAGAAGACGAAGCCCTTTTGAACAAAGATGGTTGGTTGGCTTCAGAAAAAATTACCGCCTACGCTGACAAAGGTTGTAGCTGGAAAGTTGAAGATGGAAGTTACGATGCCGCACAATGGTTTCACGCTTACTCGCACGTTGCCACGGTCAATGCTGACGATTTAGATGATGTTTATCGTCTTACAAACCTTTGGGACAAGCCTGAGCTGGTAGAAAAGCACTCACGAATGCACAGCGTTTCTATCGGTGACATCTTAGAAATGAACGGCAAGTTCTTTTTAGTAGCAGGTTGCGGCTTTGAAACTCTTAACATAAACGAGGCGGCGTAAGCCGCCAAGGGGAGAACATGGCTCACCACCATTCAGAGAATTTTGACTCATTAGTCCACGTTTTACAGATGTGGATTTGTACCCCTGAGAAACTTCGCAAGAACAGTTTCGACGAAACCGCCAAGCGCCTTGGAGAAAAATGGAAGGTTGAAGAGGTCGAGCTGGCTAAACAGGTTGCACTTTCAAACACTCAAAGGGGTTTTCTATGAATCGACTTACTAAAATCGGTATTGGGTTACTTGTTTTTTTGCTTGTCTTGCTAGTGTCCAGCCAAGACTTTGAGCACCAAACCATGATTGAAGGCGAATATACATACAACGTCTGCTCTGGTTTCTGGCCTGATTACAAAGATCTTAAACCTGACTGCGAGGCTGGCGAATGAACGGAAAATGGAGCAAAGAGAATTTCGAGCAATTTGACCGTGAAAATCCAGACATCTTTACGACTTTCGCGCACTTCGCATTAATTGCTACCCGCCACAGGCGCTATTATTCGGCCAAGGCTGTTTTTCATCGGGTCAGGTGGGAGACGATGGTCTCAGGCAAGGATGACGCTTACAAGATCGATGACGGCTGGATTAGCCATTATGCAAGAAAGTTTATGATCTGCTACCCCGAGCATGATGGGTTCTTTCAAACTCGCAGCCGCAGAGATAGTTACCACAACGTTTCACGTGAAACACTAGGAGAGAACAATGAAACCAACTAGAAATGAGCTTTTGTTAGCCTTACTCGCGCTCGTTAAAGTGCGAGAAACTTACGAAAACCTTGACCCATGCGATGATATGGAGGTATTAGACGTTATCAGGCTGCTAGATAGATTGCAGTCTGAGATGCCTAATTAGACGTTATCGTCTAGGGCTGTTTCCCTTTCTATGAGGATCTCGATGTAGTGCGCTGCTTTCCTGAGATCCTCTACTCCTCCCTTATCCCGCCACCTAGAAATGTATTTGACCACCGCGTGCTCACACACTCCTAAGTCATTGGCTAGTGCGTATTCTAAGGGCTGAATCATCATTGTCTTGTACCAACTGCCTGCCACTTGACGATCCATTGCGCTCATATCAACTCCTGAATGTTTGCTTTCAATCTGCCTTGCTCTCCGAACGATTTGTGGAGTATTACGCAGGTCATACTGCGAGAACTGGAATAGCCAGCACCAGCGTGCCAAGCATCTGAGGGTGCGAGGATGTTCCAAGACTCGAACAATGCTCCCCCATATTCCTCCTGATTCTTGTGGTGGATGTGACCTGTCCACACGTAGGTGTGATCGGATTCGCCCCATTCTTTCCTCAAATTACTAACGATTGATCCATGAAGGTTGGACATTTTAATCCGATCTCCGTGGTGCGTCACAATCAAATTCTTGCCCCATTGCCACCAAACAAACTTGCTTGCATTATCAAATACCTTAACCCTTGGATCTTCCTCGAAGTACAGGCGCATAACCTCATTCAACCATAGGGCCGCATCTGGGTCATGGTTGCCTCGGACGTTCACAATCCACACTTGATTGTGCTTCTCAAGCATACGTAAAACGGTACGCTTTATGACGTTGCTGGCTGCGCGAATAGTCTTTGAGTATCTGCCGTCAGAGTCTAGTAGGTTTTTGGAACTAGGGGTTGAGCTAGTGCTGTCGTTGACGTGCATGAAGTCGCCAAGATTGACCAATACGCCAACCTCTCCCGATGGCGCAGAGCCTACCAGCCGATCTATCGCGTTCTCCAAAAGCGTTTGACTGATCTTAACGTCGTAGTCGTCGCCCATCGTCTCGCTGTGGTGAGCAAGCATCCCAAGGTGATGATCCCCAATAATGTAGCTAACCATAAGATCGTTGTCAGTGCTTGTAGGCGCGTCTGTGGGAGTATGTATTCCTGTGACTTCATCTTTAAATCCATCAACAAATTCGGCTATCAGTTCTTCTAGTTTTACACGGTCAGGCTCTTGGATGTGCCATTGCAGCACTATCTCGTTGTCCATGTTGTAAGCAGTTGAGACCCGCTTGGTTGTAAATCCTGGCGCTACCTGTCTATTGAGATTGTAATCAGGTGCAAATCCTTTGCGGCTTGCTCGTTTGTGCACCTTACCGACAACCTCAGAAATGCGTCTCGGCTCTTTGCCCAGTTGATTAGCGATCTCCGTCTGAGACATTCCGCTAATATGCATCTCGATTACTTGTGTCTGATAATCGGTGTTGCAATACTCTAAATGCTCGGGGACACTTTTACTCGTCATCTTCGTCTGACCAAACCATATGGGCGAAAACATTTGATGCGACTTGCAAGCGTCCAATAATGCTCGCAAGGCTATCTGGGTCTGTGGAAAAGGTGCCAGGCATTTGCAAATCGAACCCATCTTGACGCTCGATCACGATAATTGCTCCGCTTACATCTCCAGCTTCACAAGCCTCTAGCAGATCACGCAACGTTTCACGGACCTCTTCAGCGTTTCGATCTAAGATTGAGACTTGGCCCATTCTTTGTTTTTCGCCTGATAAATCGAGAGCAGATCTTTTAGCTCATCAATTGTGTATTTCTTTGGATCTTGCGGCCCCTCTAGCCTCTCCACTGCCTCCAAACCTATTTTCTTGATTAAGTTTGGCCGATATTCTGCCAAATTGCCACTTTTGTGATTGTTGCAGACGCTGCATTGCTTGTGCGTGTTTTGCTCGTCAAATCTCAAGATCGCAGAGTGACCACCTACGCTCATATAGTGTCCAGCATGATATTGGCCTTGATGATGCCTCTGACAGCTTATGCAAGGGTCTTTGTGATCTCTCTGGCGTATGTGCTTGTTAAACTCGGTCTGTACTCGCTTAATCCAATACCCGCGATCTTTCTCCCTTGCTTTTTTCTTTTCCTGCCTGATTGCTCTCTTGTTTAGCCTTGCAGCCTCTGCTCTGCCAAAGTCAACCAAGCACTCGACATTGTTGCAGGTCTTTTGGAAGGTACTGAACTCAGGCACAAAAGGTTGTAGGCAAATCTTGCATTTCTTAGACATACCGCTAACTCTCAATATCTCAATGACTAAGGATAAGTTATTTCCTTGGAATGTCCCACATTTGTGGATCTGTGAGCTGGAATCCAAGCCCCTCCAAATGCTTTTTGACCTCATCCAAAAAAGCCCCGTGTTGGGCAATGTTCATTGCTGACGTAACAGGGAAGTCGAACGGTTCAACCATCAATTCAAGTTTCTGTTCGTAAGGCATTGGTCTAATGATTCGGTCATACTTTGCGCGGTACTCAGGGCTATCCCTGCGAAGAATGGGAACCCCAAAATGCAGCTTGCAATAACCCCGATACTCCCACGCTTTTTGGTCCCCTTGCGCCTCAGCATCTCTAAACCATTGCCACTGGGTTCTGTTCTGCGCCAGAGATCGGGCCTTAGAAGCCTTTTTGATTGCTACGTCGATAGGATAGGACAGTTCGACTTGTTGCAGCATCGTCAATAGATTGTTTTTGTCATCTTCACCGTGCAAAACCATGTGGATTTCAGACGCTGATAACATACCCCCAAGGTTATCATTACCTAGCGTTTTCATTTCCGCCAGGCGCTGTTTTTGGCGCTCTGTGGCTTGATGTGATGCCTTCCTCATCTGAGCCTCGCAAACATTCTTTTAGTTTCGGCTATCTGCTCGTCGGTGACTTCGTACAGAGACTTTTCGCCGGTTATACAAACATCATGATGATATTGTGTGAACGTGAAAGATCGACAGACCTGGCAAACCGTGGTGTCTCTGCTTGGTCTGTGAGCTGGCTCTAGCTTGATCTCTTCGAGCATTTCCTTGAACTCGCCCAAGGTCGGGGCAAACTTCTTAAACTTCTCGACAACCTTCAACGTGGCTTTGTGGATCAATGCCTGATCGTAGTGCTTGAGATATGACCACCACAGCTTTTTGGTCGAAGCTATATCCTCGTCGGAGGTGTCATTTAAAAATGACGGGTAATTCAACCGCATCACCCCAAAAAGCTGATTTATATAGCTCTTGTCTAAATCCTCACCAATCTGTGCTGGTTGCGATCTTCGTTGCGCTGTGACGACGTTGTTGACGATTCTTCCGCTCGTATATTGTTTTCCATCCATTGCTATTTGCCTCCTCAAATAATGTTTTAACATCTTCCCCGTTTTGGGCGTACTCTTCAGCTCGACTGGCTAAAGTAGCCAATGCGCGAGCCGTATTGTTGGCCTTTAGTTTAACTCTAGTTTTTAAAAATTCATTCCAGAGTTGTCTGTCTACCCCAAGCGCGGCCACGCGCTGATAGATTTCTTTTATCTTTTTCTTTTCTGTATCTGTATCTGTATCTGTATCTGTATCTTGGGCCGTTACAGTAACAGGCTTGTAACGTTTCTTTTCCGTTACATTGTTTTTTGGTTTAAGTTTTGCCCTGTATTTGGCGACTCGCTCCTTGCTGCTGTCAGATCTAAACTGTCTATCATCCCAGCTAATCGGGCAGAAGTTTTCGTCGATTAGGTTTACAGCCAGCAAGCGACTTTTCAAATCATCCAGCTCTGCAAAAGACAATCCGAGCTTGACGCTTAACGCTCTCTCTAGCAACTCCCCGCTGCCTTTCATTATGCCCTGATTCTTGCAAGCCAGTATCGCAACGTAGTGCCATCTATCTGAGAATGCCAAGCATCGTATCTTGTAGTTGTCGATGATCTCGCTGTATAATCGAAACCAAGGTGGGTTATCGTTTGACCGCATTTCCTCTCCTTCTCCTTCTTTGGCTCCTTCGGGAGCCTTTTTTTTAATCCCCGCTCCAAACCCTTTTGGTAATGCGCCGCTCAATGCGCTTAACCTCGAAGTCCTCAGTGCAGAGAATCCACATCCCTTCCTTACAGAGCCAGGTGTACACAAGCTGACGCGATACGCCTGCGACTCTTGCGAGTTGTGATTGGCTCATGCCACTCTCCTCTAAAAAATAGGCTAATCGCATTTCAATTAACCCCGTTGCCTGACTCATAGCTACCTCCTGCGGCAGATCATATATTGTTATGGCTGTAAAATAAAGCGTTTACATTAGAGCGGAATGAAGCTAGGATGTAAACCTTAGTTATGACAATGGAGAAGAGGATGAACGACATAGAAAAATTGGCCAGCGATTTAGAGCATTACGCTCAAGTGCTGCACGATCAGGTCCGCAGAGGCTATCACCCAGCAGACCCCAGCGACATCGGTTCGTTACAAGAAGCGTCAGACCTGCTGGATAGAATCAGCTTAGAGCTTTGCGAAGCGCAAGAAGCCGAGGAAGATCGTCAAGATACCGAAGGCTATCTAAGCAACTTGCTAGATGCGGATGCCATGAAAGCATCTCTGCGATCTTTAAGCCTGTACGCCAAATGAGGTTGCCGCCGAATGATTGTTGTTTAAGGCTGCGAGCGATTGAGGCTGGATTGTACAGACACGCAATGTACAACGAATTTACTCATTACGAGGAACGAAAGCTACATCAGGCGATGGATAAGCTAGAAGCTATCTATCAAAGAATTGAAAAAAGGTTGGAGAGAAAAAGTGCGGAATAGTGAAAGTATAGAAAATATTGCCAAAGCATTTTGCGAGGCACAAGCAGAGATCGGTGGTGCTGTAAAAAGCGCCGAAAACCCTTTCTTCCACAGCAACTACGCAAATTTGGAAAGCATTATAAAAACCCTTAAACCCACGTTGATTAAGTACGAGTTAAGTTTCATGCAAATGCCGCACAGCGACGACCGAGGCGTTGGGGTACTTACTAGGATTTTGCACACTAGCGGCGAATGGTTTGAGCACAGTTTCACTTTGCCCTTGGTCAAGCCCGATCCACAAGCAGCAGGGTCAGCAATAACCTATGCGCGTAGATACGCATTGCAAGCAGCCTTTGGCATCCCGGCGGTAGATGATGACGGCGAAGCAGCAATGTTCAGGGTCGCCAGCAAGCGAGAGATTGAAACCCTCAAAGAGCTGTTAGTGACGAAGGAAAGAAGCGAAGAGATGTTGCTGCGGAAGATTAAGTCGAAGCATCAGTCAATCAACGATCTCAGCAGCGCAGAGGCGCTTAAAGCAATACGATTGTTGGAATCAATACCATCATGATCGTCCATGATGTAGAGCAAGGCACAGAGGCGTGGCATTCGTTGCGCCTTGGTGTTCCCACCGCATCCAATTTTGGCAAAGTGTTCACGAGCACTTGTAAGGTTAGCAGTAGCCTTGACGATTACGCGCTAGAGCTGGCGGCTGAAGTAATCGCTGGTCAAAAAGCAGAAGTGTTTGTTACTGATTGGATGACCCGTGGTATTGAAATGGAGGCTGAAGCTGTAATGGCTTATGAGCTGATTAAAGATACCGAAACCGAAGTGATTGGGTTTGTGACTAACGATGAGCAAACGATAGGCTGCTCGCCTGATCGGATGCGGTTAGAGGTCAAATGCCCAGCACCTAAAAATCACCTGAAGTATTTTGACGGGGGTAAATGCCCAAGCAATTATTACCCCCAAGTGCAAGGGTGCATTTGGTTGTGTGAAACCGACAGTTGGGATTTTATGTCGTACCACCCAGCCATGCCGCCTTTTATTGTTACCGTTTACAGAAACGATAAATATATAAAGGGCTTAGACGACAATCTTCAAGTATTACTTGAGAAGGTCGAAAAACTAAAACACAAAATAGGAGAGTAAAATGGCTACCATCGGCTTAAATTTTAGCATTGATGTTACTAAGCTAGACAAACAACGTCTTTATAAAGGTAAAAAAGGAACCTACGCGGATCTGACTGTATTCGTTGACAGCGAGCAAAATCAGTATGGCAACAATGGGATTATTTCTGAGCAATTGAGCAAAGAAGAGCGAGAGCAAAAATTGCAAATGCCGATTATTGGCAATGCTAAAATCTTCTATACTAAGGATGCGGATAATTTTGCACAGCAAAAAGCTCAGCAAACTGCGCCAGCGCACCATGAAGCACCACCAATAGAGGATTTCGATGACGACATTCCATTCTAAAGGCCATTGTGCTTTCTGTGGCGTAACTGTTAGACGAGATTTTAAGATTTGCAGCAAGTGCAGACAGTACAGAAATCGAAGTCCGCAAGAAGCGCCTATGGCGTTAAATGCTAATAAATGGTTACAAAAACGTTGGATTTAAGATGGTGACTGCTGGGGAATCGCACCCCATTGACGGAAGGGGAGAGGAGGGGAACGTCAAGGCCTAGCCGCAGTCATTTATCTCGATGCACTGAATTTTTCTTCTCATATGTTCTCATTGCCCCTAATCCTAGCATACCCATGAGGACGGGCATCATTGTTTCGAGAGGAACTAAAGGTATAACTATGTCTATACCGAATAGCGCCAAAACAAAGTTTGAGAATGGGATAGTAATAAAGTTGCCAAACATGCCCAGAACGCAAACCCATCCGACTGCGGGTCGCCAGCCACTGACAAACAGTGATTTATGGGCAGCTTCTACCTTGTTGACCTCTAGCTGCCCCTTAGCAAGCTCCTGAGCGTGCTGGTCGGCCATTGTAGCCAGGTCATGTGCGAGCCTCGCCTTCTGGTCCTTATCCTCTATAAACTTGTCTAAGAGTCCTGTGACTGGACCTATCAATGATTGCAGCATGGCTTAATCCCTAATTAAGACAATATCGAAGTTAGCTGTCACTCTAGAATCGTTGCCGCTTACATTATTAACCCTGATATCGATATCGGTTTTTTCAGGTACACGCAATGGCGCGTGATAGTCATAGCGATAATGGCCAGATGACTCTGCGATATGAGCAATTCTGAAAGGTTTACCAAATAGACGGTGATACATAAGAATCTGGCAGTTTTTGTTTGAATCAATCGTTCCATCTAAAGCCACCATATAGCCCGTGTGCCCCGCTGGGACGGTATAAACGGCCATAAGGGTTTGGGCATAGGCAACATCAATTTTGGCCACAACGGTACCTGTGCCGCTCGTAACGCGAGCTGTGATCGTTCCCACGTTTGCACCATCCTCATAGGTCATGCGAAAAATGCGAATGAACGTGTTGCTTGTAGCAACTGCGCTTGTTCCTGTTAGCGTTACCGATTCGGTTTGCTCGTTATAATTAGCATCTAATCCTTCGACTGTCAGGGTCGCCGTGTCGCTCGCGCTGGTGCTGATGCAATAAATCGTCTGTGCTGTGGCAAGTGATGCCCAAGGATACAAGCCGCCGCCAGTCCAAACGCTCTCGGGATCGGTAGCTTGATCGATATCAAAGTTAGCGCCAAATTTGTGAACTATTTTGCTGTTGGGTATAACTAATCTAGCGACATCTAAATACGGATTAGGTGTTGGTCTTTCAGGGTGAAATTGATACATAGGCCTGTTCCGAGATTATTTATCTTTAGCTTTACCAACGTTAAGCGCAAACATCTCAAGTACCTTGTACACCTTTGCAATAATGGCATCGTCTTTTGGTGTAGGGGTTACTGCACAAATGGCGCTACAAAGGGCTACCAGGGTTGTCGCTATTTCCAGATACTCCAGCATATTTATTTCCTATTTTACAAGCCGTTACTATCTTGCCGTATGTTAGTTTTTCCGCTGCAATCTCACATTCTTCAAGGGTGTCAAACTCAATCCTATCGGGCGATACCCAGCTCCCGATTATGATAATTAAAATAAACTTCATTTACTTCTCTTTTATTTCCTCCATTTCACGCTCTAAGTATTGCAGCCTAATCTCTTGGGCGTGGTTGGTGCGGATACTTTCTTGCACTTCTGCCGGTGGTGCCCAGTTGTTTCTAAATTCAGTATTAAGATCAACCACTTTTTCCAAAGCGGCTATCTGACTATTCTGGAGAAGGTCATCTGGTAGGCTCCCAAGTTCGCCCCTAGGCCATTTGACTCTAAACTCTGAGTTCATTTTTAGGTCTACTTCAAGGATGGTTATCTGCCGCTCTAACACGCTTATGCGGTTAGTCACCTCTGTATACGCGAACACGGCCACGATCACGCCACCAATGATGGCAACCAAGTTCCTGATCGGGATCTCAATGGTTGTCGAGTCATTAATCTCAGGCATCAGTTATTCCTGTTATTCCAAAGTTCAAACAGGACTCTAACCTTCTCTTTGATTTGCTCAATATCACTGTGCATTTTTGCCAGCACAATGACGAGGGTCACGAACGCTACTGCAATCGGCCAAATAGTCCCAATAGCTTGCAATGCGTCCATCTCATCCTATTCTACCAGCTCACCCGCCGGTTCTAATTCTTCTTTGATTGTGTTGACGTAAGCCTGAAAGACCGTCTGCAATTCTTGAGTTTGCATATTGAGGTTATTAATCTGCCCTTGAATCTCTTGCATCCGAGCGACTTTTATTTTTACCGATTCAGGTAAATCGTCAATCTCATACTCAATCTCGTCAATTTTCAACGTCGCCATTTTCCTCTCCTTTTTTTAATATCCCTTGTACGGTTCTTGATTCGTAAATCCTTAACGCTAACCACAAAATAGTCATGCCAGCCGCCGCATCTGGAAGCCAGCCAGCCAGAGATGCAATGCCGCCTGAAACGGCGACTCCATCCATTACTGTTTTAGCAGCTTCGTGGTCTACCATGGAACACCTGATGCTTGTGTTGGGTCCTGAAGCTCTATATTAGCAGAAAGTGCCACTTGTTACTCCTAAGCTGTATATGATTCAGCAGCAGATATAGCAGCGTTAGCAGCAGTCATGTCTTCGCTGCCCCAGTCGTCTTTGGCAACCATGATCTGCAAGTGTTCTTTGTTGCGATCAACACAGCCTTGACGCTCTTCTGCTTCATCGTCAGCCATAGCGTCACCAGCGATGATCGCGTTAATTAGATCTACACTGTCACCCATTGCTGAGTAATCTTGTGCTAGTTGTTCGGTAGTACGGTCTTCCATTGTTTATCTCCTATTAAGATTCTAGTGCCTCAATACGGGCGGTTAATTCTTGGATGGCTTTGACAAGAACGGGAATTAAGGCAGCTTCCGCTACTTCTTGTGAACCGTCATCTCTTTCGTCCCAAAGTTTAAAGCCATCTTTAATGCTGTTATCTGCATCAATAGCTGCTTTAACTTCTTGGGCGATAAAGCCGTGTTGAGTTTGCGAGCTTTTGAAGGCTTCGGTTGAACCTTCTTCGTAGGCTCTAAAGGAATCAGGAAGTTCGCCTTTGTTTTTGTAGTTAAAGGTTCTGGGTCGCAGTGCGTTAATTAATGACAAGCCAGCTTCAGAATCTACAATGTCTTTCTTGTAGCGTTCATCAGATACTGTTGACCATGTAGTGTTGCCGTGTGCAGCTCTGATGTCACTGCCTCCATGACCAATAGTCGTATACCCATCAGCACCGCCTACTGCGTGACCAATAACTACACAGTTAGTGCATGAGGAAGATGTAGGATAACTATAAGAGCCAAGGAAAGTAGAGGTAGTGCCTGTTACTATAGTCCCTTGACCAGCATAGTTTCCTGATAGAAAACCTATACAAACATTGTTACTTCCTGTAGTGATTACGCCACCAGCGCCAGAACCTAACACGGCGTTAGAATAGCCTGTGGTGTTTGCTTCTAACGCTTCAAATCCAACTGCTGCGTTGTTTGAGCCAGTAGTGGATAAGCGTAGTGCTTCAGCCCCAAAAGCGGCGTTAGTACCGCCTGTGGTGTTTGCAAATAAAGCACTTACACCAACTGCGGTGTTGTTTGATGCTGTGGTGTTTGCGGTTAAAGCGTTATGACCCACTCCTGTGTTGTTAGAGGCTGTCGTGTTTGCGTCTAAGGCATTAGTACCCACAGCAGTATTGTAAGAACCTGTGGTGTTAAGAGCTAACGTCCACCCACCCAAACCAGTGTTTTCTGTGCCTGTGGTGTTTGTGCTTAGTGAGCTTATACCTACGGCTGTTCCTCCTGCGGCTGTGGTGTTTGACAGTAAAGCAAAATAACCAACTGCTGTGTTGTTTGATGCGGTAGTGTTGGACTGCAAAGCCGCCACACCAAACGCAGAGTTTGATGACCCTGTAGTGTTGTAAAACATTGAATTAAGACCACTTGCAATGTTTTGCCCACCTGTGGTATTTGCTTGCAAAGCCGAACCGCCAATAGCAGTATTCTGTGTACCTGTGGTGTTTGCGCCTAAAGCGGCTTGACCAACGGCTGTGTTGTTAGACGCTGTGGTATTGGCAGATAAAGAACTATCGCCTAAAGCTGTGTTAGTTGCACCCGTAGTATTAGACGCTAAAGCACCTTGCCCGAAAGCAACATTCTGTGCGCCTGTTGTAATAGCGCCGCCTGCATTTACGCCTACTAAACTATTGTAAGAGCCTGTAGTAATCGCATCACCCGCAAGGCCACCGATGAGCGTATTTTGGATGCCGGTAGTTACTGCGGCTCCTGCTTGAGCGCCCACTGCTACGTTGTAAGCGTCTGTTGCAGATGTGAAGTTTTGAGAGCCTAAAGCATCTCTGCCTATAGCTACTGAAGCACTACCTAATGTGTCTGAGCTTAAAGCAGAGGTTCCTACGGCTACATTGTTGATAGCAACTGTTAATGAGCCTCCTGCTAACCCGCCAACAAGCGTATTTTGTGTGCCTGTTGTTACTGCGGTTCCTGCTTGATAACCCAGAGCCGTATTATAATCAGCCGTAGTAATCGCAGTACCTGCTTCATCGCCTACGACAGTATTATAATTACCACCGCTTGCAATCGCATCGCCTGCGTTGACACCTAAGCGTAAGTTAGAGGTTCCTGCGGTTGAAGTGGTTAGGGTTCCGTTTACGGCAATGCCTGTGGCGGTTGTTTCAAACTTTAAGCTATTGTCGTAGTAGGCTTTTACAGAACCATTGACGTTAAAATGAGCAATTTCTTCGTTTGTATTGCTACGCAGATAAATGCCATCTCCGTTACTTCTTATAAACAAATGCCCTGTTGCAGTATCATCAATGTAACTATTAGTACCATCGTGATAAATCTGTAGATCAGAGCCAGCACCGAAGGTGGCTTTACTTGAATCTGGAAACTCTAAACCATTGGTGGTGAATGACGCTTTTGTCGTTCCAGCCTTTTGAATCAGCAAATCACCAATACCAGCTTGATTGATGATTGAGTTGCTCGCATTATGGACGATAGTTAAATCCTGCGAGTTACCCAGACGGATAAACTCATTGTCGCCAAGGTCAACTTGATCGACGTTAATCGTGTCCATCTTCACCTTGACATTGCCGCCGCTACGAACAGCAATTAAAAAGTCTGTGCTGACTAAGCTACCGCCATCTGATAGTTCACTAATCTTTGACATTATTCGTCTCCTATGCTGCTATTTTACGGCAAATTCTAGGATTGGTCAGCCTTAATCTGATCAATCTCATCTTTCAAAGTCTTAACCGATTCAATCAGATAGCCGATCAAATCCATGTACGCTACGGATAACATCCCGTCTGAACCTTCTTTGACTAACTCGGGTGCTATTTCCTGCAACTCTTGCGCTATCACGCCAGCGGCTTTTTCGCCATTCTTCACAAAACTGACACCGCGCATACCAAACACTTTACTTCCATCTATCGTTTCAACATCAGACTTCAGTCGAATATCCGAACCTTGGCTTACGGTTCCCGAAATAGTGATGTTACCGTTTGCGAAGTAGTT